AATTCCAGAGCTGAAGTTCATCAAGTCTGCGTTCGGGCACTCTGGATGGCTCAAATCCTCTTTGAATAAACGCGCTAATTGGTAGGCGATAAAATATTGCACCGTTTTCCATGATAGCATGAAATAGTAAAGCACGCCCAGTGATACACGTAACGCCAAAGATGATACAGTCTTCAACTTCTCCTTTGTGTTTTTTAAGATCATATAAATATTCTCTCCTAATTTGTGCGTACTCTACTGGTATATTTGCATTTAAATAAGCCATTAAAAATCCTCATCTACAAACTCCTCCTCATTATTTGTGATATCACCCCAACATTCTCCATCTTCGAAGTCAACCTTGTTAGGTATCTTGAGAGGAACAGCTTGTTCCATAATCTCTTTTATTCTATCAGCTTGTTGTTTAGTTTCAAAGGATATATTTAACTCATCATGTAATTGTATCATTGGTAATAAACCTTCTTTTCTTAAATCTATCATGGCTTGTTTTGTCATGTCAGCTGCACTACCTTGTATTAATTTATTCAAAGCTTTATATGTGAATGCTCTTTGTATGTTCCGTGATCCGTGTTCCAACGACGCTTCTTCAAAAGTTTGTGGTTTATGCATCCCAAACGTGGATGGTTCCCACATTTCAAATCTACACTTTCTACCTAAAATAGTTCTAATCCAACCTCTTTGTTGTGCCCTGTCCATGGTTTTATAAATTAGTTGTTTTACAAAAGGGACACTATGATGATACCTATCTAACAAAGCTTTTGTTTGATCTTCAGTTATACCTAATTGACCCTGTAATTTTGCTTTACCCATGCCATAGAATAATCCAAGGTTGATTGTTTTTGCCTGTGATCTAGGTATATCTGCTATGGAGGCTACCATGCTATGAAAATCTGCTTCTCCTTTTTCGTATGCCTCTGCAATAGAGGCCACTCCCGTGGTTCCTAGAGTAGATAGAGCATAATGCACTACCAACCTAGGCTCTTGTTGAGAATAGTCAAAACAACCCCATCTATGGCCCTCCTCGGGCATAAATATAGACCTAATACCCATACCTAATTTAGTGTAATTAGGTAATTGTTGTAGATTTGGATTAGAATAAGAAAGTCTACCAGTTACAGTCCCTCCAAAATCTCCCCTTAATTGATGTATATCAGCGTGTATTCTACCTTTATATACATAATTTTTAATAGAATCTAAAAAAGTATTACATAATTTATCTAACTCTCTTGCACTAGCGAGAGCCCTTAATATGTTACTATGCTTATGTCCTCTATGATTTTTTAAGTAGTTTTTTGTAAAAGATGGTTTACCTGTTTTTGGTGTTCTATCAAAATCATCAATACTTAATTTGTTACAAATACTTTCAATGCTCTTAGCTGCCCATACTTCAGGATTAATACCTGTAGCTTCTTTTATTCTTTTGACGTATTCATTGTATTCTTTTTTTAATTTGTATTCTAAAAGCTCCACTTGACTTTCGTTTATTCTTACACCTTTTATTTTCATTTCTAAAATACATGGCAAAACTTTTGTTTCTAGTTCAACAATAGAATCAAGATCTTGAAATTTTATTTCTTTTTTTAACTCTTGCCATAATGCTAAAGTTATTTCTGCGTCTTTTTCTGCGTATGCACCTACATACATAGCTGGTAATTTATACATCTCTGCTTTTGGATCTACACCCCATTCTTTTGCAGCGTCTTGTAAAGCAGATTCATTTTTACTCATGCCAGTGTAGTCACTAGAAACAGAGTTTAAATCATATCTAAATCTATTTTCATCCACTACAGATGTAATTATCATGGTATCAATTATTGTTCCGTTAACCGTGAGTCCTAGTCTATGAATCCAACACAAATCATATATTGCGTTGTGAAATATTTTAACTGCTTTTGTTTTTAAAACATCTTGAAACCAACCAAGAACTTTTGCACGTTCTAAGTTTGGTCCAGATTCGTGAGCTATTGGATAGTAACCAGCCCAGTTCTTTACTGCTATAGCTATACCAACAACATCACCTTCACCTCTCATTGAAGAAGATCCTTTTGTTTTTAAATCAGGGTCTTTTGTTTCTAAATCAATTGCAATTTCATCGTATTTAGATAAGTCAGGAAAATCATCGGGTGGAAACCACTCTACTTGTGGTGTAAATAAAGGTTTCTGTGTCATTTGGTATCTTTCAATTTTTTTATTTCCAGCTCGCAGTAATGTATAATCTTTTCTAAGTCTTGTATACCATTTTTGTTTAAATATCTGCAAACATACTTCACCACGTTTCCTTGAAAAAACGAAAGATTATTTTTAGAAATAAACTCATACGGTTGTATCTTCATCTTTTTGTAATGTGATCCACCTATTTGTTTATTCTGTGGGAATGCATCATCAAATATATTTTTGTGTGTCATTTTTCCTCCTTATAGTTTGTCATGATGTTTTAAAAGAGGAAAAGGTTTTGATCTGTTATGTGGAATGTCTAACAAAAATAAATCATTTTTAGCTCTTGTAACCGCCACATAACATACTCTCACCTCTTCATCTTCTACTTTCTTGTTTCCTCTTTCATATGCATTTAATGAAAAACCCCAATCAATATTTACAACTACGATGTCTGCCTCTCTACCTTTTACACCATGGATTGTACTTAAAATTATTTTTGTTTTTAAAGACTCATTTTGTTTCCAACATCTGTATAAATAATCATTAAAGTCTGCTCTATCATTAAATAAAGCTTTAGGTTTACTTGAAGACACAATACGAGTTGTGTCAAAATAAAATATTTCATGCCATTCTTTACCTTT